GCGCAGGGGCATGAGGTGCTGAGGTTTGAAAAACCCGTAGCCTTCCTCCCCATCTCGGCCGACGATCCAACCATCATGCGGCGCCACCCATAACTGCCCGTCTGGCTCTTCGGCTTTCTGCCCTTTAAGCCTGAAGATGACCAGTTCGACTTCGGACATCGCCGGGATCTGATACTTCGAAACGAGCGTTAAGACCTGGTCGCCCGGCTTGAATTGATGGCTCATGCAGCCACCTCGCCGAGCAGATCCGTGAACACCACGCCGCGCTCCGTGAAGTCGGCAACGATGCGATCGGTGTAGGCGATGCCCTGGGCGCGACTGAACAACCGGGTTACCGGAAATCCGTCCGGCCCGAACAGTGGGTTGCCACCCATCAGGTTCAGCTTTTCCGCGTAGGTCAGGTGGCGCATGGTCCGGTACCAGCCGTTGCGGAAATCGTCATCCTCGTTCACCAGGATCTGCACGCCGAAGTGCAACTTGCAGTAACGGCGGGCATCCTCCACGTCCCCGACCTGCGTCATCGCAGCGATGCGCTGGTACAGCGAGAACCACAGTGCGTTCTGGTCGAGCGTGCGGTCCTTACCCGGGCGCAGCGACACAACGACGAACTTCTTCTCGCGGAACATGGTGGTCAGGCTGGTGATGGCCTCGGACAGCTTTGCCTGGCTGTTGACGCTGATCTTGTCGGTCATGACGTCACCGCCATAGTGATCAGGACGCAGAACACGCCGATGGCGAAGCCGGCCATGGTGCAGGCCAGGGTGATTTTGGATTGGGTAACCATCAGGAAGCCTCCTTGCCGCGCTGCGGCTCGCGCTTGATGTTCAGTCTTGCCAGCAGCTGCGCACGCGCGGCGCCGCCCGACGATGGAATGCCCTGAACGTCCAGCAGCCGAACCTGGCGCTGATTGGCGAATTCCTCGGCCAGTTCCAGCTCGGTCTTCTGGCCGTCGTGGCCGATGCCCTTTGCGATGTCTTCCAGCGGCAACCCCTGCACCAGTCGGCGGATGGTGATGTCGTAGGCACGGTCGAACACCTCGCTGGCCTTGTCCGGTTCCAAGTCGCCGAGGTTGTGCATCTCACATTGCAGCGCGGCATGTCGTACGGCTTCGTGGGACCAGGTGCGATTGCCGAAGCGACTTGGATGGGCGTTCTCCAGCGCTTCGCGAAAAGCCTTGTCGTGCGGCGGAATCCCGAGCATTTCCGGCGTTGGATAGCAGAGCTTGATGAACTTGCCGACGCTCGGCATGAAGTCCGTGCCCAGCGAACGGCAGCGCTCGACGCCGAATCGGATCTGCTCCAGCTGAGTGATCCCCTCGACGATGAAAGCCTTGATCCAACTGCGCTTGGCGGAATCCAGCGCGTCATCGGTCGGCCAAGCCTGTTTCCACGCCGGGAAGATGGCCTGCAGCTCCTTGAACAAGGCGTTGACAACATCGATCGTTCCTGGCGGCAGGGTCTTTGGCATGACCGGCATCGCCGGCGGCTGGTAATTACCAACAGCTGCGCGCAGGTCAGTGGTCGCGCCGGTGACCTTCATGAGTTGAGCCGCGCTCCTTGGCGGCTTCGGCTTGTTCACAGGCCACCGTCCAGGTTCTCAGCCCAGGCTCGGTTATCGAAGTCGGGGCCATTTGCCTGACGACGCGGTGGGAACGGGTGGACATTGCTGCCCATGGGTGCTGGCTCCGGCACTTCGTCTTCCCAGCGCTTGCCGTTGAGCCAGGTCGAGGCGTGCGGGATGAACTGGCCGTTGTCCTTGGTCCAGTCGACGCTAAGGCTCTGCGCACCCAAGGCTTGGATAATCGTCTCGAAAAGCTCTGCGGACAGATCGAGCTTGTCCCAGGCCTTGCGTGAAGCGTCCTTGCTGACCTTGCGGGGATAGAGCGCCCAGAACCGTGCGAACAGCTCCGCAGGATCGACCGCATCATCGCCATAAGGCTTTTGATCTTTATCTTCTCTTCTCTTCTCTTCTCTAGTCCGCTTTTTGTCCGCATCACTAGCGGACACATTGCGGACATCCTTGCTGTTTCGGTCGTTACGTTTGCGCTCATTGTCGTTGGCGCGGCGCTTTGCACTCTTACCGTTGTGCTCGTCAAAGCGAGGCATTACAAGGCTTCCAGCGTCATTCAGGGCTGCCCATTCGACGTCGATCATGGCCTGAGTGAAGCCCGGCCAGCCGATGACAGCGTCCATCGCATCAGTGGTGTAACCCACCAGCACACCATCATCACAATGAGTGTCAAAGATGCTCCAAGCGATGTGCAGTCCGCCGATGATCCGAAGTCTGTCCGCTTTCAATGCGGACACCATGCGGAAAACTTTCGGATGAGTCTGAAGTTCGATGCGCATTTTTATCCAGTCTCCGGCCATTACTTGGCTCCCTTGCCGACCAGGTCGGCCAGTTCGAGGAAACGATCGACGTACCAGTGAGGCTGCGTCTCGCGGGGGGATTGAGGATTGGTGAGGTTCTTGCCGTAGGTCATGCCCTTCTCGGTAACGCACCAGAAGTCGACCATTTCCTGCTTGGAGTTCTTGCGCTGGAGCTGCTTGAGGAAGCCCTTGGCGGCCAGTCCACAATTGAAGGCGGCGGCTGTGCTGGCGATACCGTGATCTTTGATCAGGGCAGTGATGGCCTTGGTCGGCATGGAACTGCCGCCCGTTGCGTCTGGTGCGGCGTCGATGGTGTAACCAGGGAGGAACTTGGCGTCGAGGCCGTTGTTCGCGGCGATCTTGGCCAGCATCAGCATTTGACTGGATGGCGCCGGCTTCAGAAGGCGCGTGAAGCACTCGAGGATTGCGAGCTCGCCGACGACTTTGGTTCCGCTGAGCAGGACTTGCTCGCGGGCGCCCTGCTGCTGTTCCAGTTCACGCCAACGGCGAATCACCTTCATGCGCATCGGTGCGCTGTATCCGGTGAGCAGGCAGTCGGTATGCTCGCGGTCGAGCAGATATTGGACCTGCTCGCGGTTTTGACCATCCAGATAGATGTGCTCAAAACTGAGTACATCTAATTTCAGCTCTTTCAGCATCGCGGCGATGTCGCGCTTCACGTTGGCGTGACGCTTGCCGGTGACGTTGGCGATCTCGCGGGAAGACATCGTGGTCCGCGACACGTTTTCGGAATTAACAAAACGTGTCGCGGCATGGTTCGGGGTATTGCTTGAATGGAGTTGGCTCTGCATAATCGGCCTCACAAAGTGTTATCGAATCAGCCGACCTCGTCCGTCGGCTTTTTTGTGCCTTATGGTTTTGTCGACCTTCAAACTAATAGTGAGAAGGCAGTGACCCAGTTCTCGAGATTCCGCATGCGAAATCTTTTTCAGGCGGCTTTCACCGATGCATCCATCACGTCCAGGCTTTGCCGGACATGGTTGATTTCTTGGCGTATCAAGGATTTTTCGAAGGTGCTGACGTGGTCGTCGCCGAGCGCTTCGTGCACGGCGATCGTCAAATCAGCCACTTCCTTGCCGACGTTGATCAGAGATTTGGTCAGCGCTTGAGGCTGAGGAGAAGTTTTAGCGACCAGGTCGAAGCCGAATTCATTTGCGAGCGCCACCAGAGGGCGGATGTCGCTGGTGTGCAGCAAGATCCCGAACAAGTGCTCCACGGTTAGGTGGTGAGCATCGTTGTCCGGGTTGGCGCGCTGAAGCAGCCCAACGTGAGGAACGCCCATCTTTGCCGCCAGTGATTTGGCCTCGTTATCCAGAACAGCGCTTTGGCAGGCCCGCAGAAAATCTTCCATTCGTAAAACCTCAAATTTGTTTCCGTGGTGGCGTTACGCCAACAAAGCGATGATCTGGTCATCAACTGATCAGGGACTCATCCATGACCACTCATTCCGAATTACAAGGCGAGATAGCCGCCCTTTGCTGCTTGGTGGTTGCCTTGGCATCCACCCTTCCCTTGTCGTCTCAACTCCGGCTTTGGCCTGCGTTTGAGCGGGTTGCTGGCCCCTTACGTGATCGCCTTGGCGGTGATGAGCTGCGCGGTTTTGAGCGCACAACCGTCTCTCTCGCATCATCGCGGAAGTCGGTTATTTAGGCTGCGGATCTCTTCGGTGATGCTTGCGCCGGGAACGACTTGAGTTCATGGGCCTCAAAGGTCCCGTTTTCATTGCATGTGACCGAAATGTTTCGCTCGGCGGAAATGGCCTTACTGATTGCAGCGGGGCTGACCCCAAGAGACTTAGCCGCAAAGGCCTGCCCTTTCGTAGCAACCAGCTCTGTTAGTGGGATCTGCTTCATTCTGAAAATCTCGAATGGTGTTTTCGAGATCAATATTAACCGCCGGTTAGTCTTCTAGCAATACCGCCGGTTGACGCTTTTAAATTAACCAACGGTTAAATTTCACGGATGAGTAAAAAGAAAGAACTTTCCCCAGAGCTAAAAGCTGAGTGCGACGCCGCCAAGGCGCTTTTCGTATCGAAAAAGAACTCCCTCGGCCTGACTCAAGCGAGTCTTGCAGAAGCGGCTGACATCTCTTCTGCTGCGGTCGCGATGTACCTGAACGGCACCAACCCGCTGAACGTGAAGTTTGCGGCGGTGTTGTCGCGCCTTCTTAATGTCCCTATTGAAAAATTCAGCAAGCGCCTGGCGAATGAAATCAGTGGTCTTACAGGCGCAGCCGAACAAACGAACACGTCATCGCAAAGCGCTTCCGCTGCCGATATGGTTCGCCAGATGCTCGCAAAACAAGGGACGTCTCTACCTGAGGCTGCAAGGAAGAGGTTGCTTGCAGCGGCAGAAGCCGACGATGGCGGCGGAGTCATCGAATTGGATTACTACCGACCCGGCGCAATGGGCGATGAGGTGTGGATCGCCCACTACGACGTCCGCGCTGCAATGGGCGGTGGACAAATCCCCCACGACTACCCTGAGATGTTTCAGGACGTGCGTGTAAGCCCACAGCATTTGCGCGAGATGGGCGTTGAGTTCAAAGAACACTTCCATTTGAAAATGGTGACTGGTTGGGGCCAATCAATGGC